GGTATTTACTCCCTTTACAGTGCGTGGCAGCCAAGTGCCATTTCAGGAGGCCTTGTGAATGACGGCACGACAACAATTATCGCCGTTGCAAAGAGTAGCGGATTTTTAAGCGCTGAAAAACTTGCCACTACCAAAGTCAGTGGATACGTATCCGGGGCCACTACCCAATTAGGTTCTTACAGAATCGATTATGACGAGACAACGGAAGAGGTGACGATTACCACAGGTTGGTCTTCCTTGGGGTTTGCCAAATGGACACTCCAAAGAAGCGCTGATGATTCTAGCAATATACAAGCGGTAATTAAGGACACAAATACTGGAGTGACCATTGGAATCCTTTCGGTCCCCGCAACGGCACAAATTAATACACCCTTGAACGGTTCACTTTCCGGATATATTACGATTGATGAACAATATGTTCCCATCACGGTGCCAGCCGTCGCGACTCAAGCGGGTGTAGTCGACCCCTCTATCGAAACATGGGGAGACCTGGTGGACCAGGCGTTGTCCGTCAGTCTCCAAGGTTCCATCAATGACCAGATTTTAAATTTAGGTAATAAAACAGCAAGCATGAGTTTCGCGCTTTTAGGAACCCCGGAAGATACCGTCCTCTCTTTGGATGGAAAGACGAGGGCACTCCTGGGGGCTAAAGTCGACAATGGTGTCTTTGCCGGAAATCTTCTCACCGCATTTTCGTTAGGGTACTAACTTACATCCCACAGGAAGAATACTTAACGCGGATGACGTTGCCACGTTCCCTCATTCACCATCGTATAGCACGTGTCATGAAACTCTTGTGCCTCCTCCATTTCTTGTTCGTTACGGAACGTGTGCGGTACATCAGGGATGGTGTTTGTGATGCGCTTGATGCTTTGCCTCCGTTGTTGCTCGTCCTCGTACATCCGCGCCAGGATGGAGTACAGCTGGTAGCGTTCATATTTCTTGTACAATTCTACCCGATGTTTTCCATTCGAAGGAGAAGGATAATTCCTCCACACATCCTTCACAAACACGGAAACCCCAAAATCAATGAAAACGAGCTGGGGATACGGGATTTCAGGTGTGGGACGCCGGAACATGATGTTACCCCGATGCAAATCCATGTGGAGCACATGTCGGTGCAACTCCTCCAGACACGCAAAACACCGCATCAAAAACTCGCGGAATTTATCCGGGGACAAGTCTTTCAGATAGGAACGAACATCGGTCTGGGAAATGGGCAAATACTGCATCTGGAGCGCCGGGAACCCTTTCTGGGCCTGCTTGGTTTTCCTATAATAACGAGGGATACATGTCAGTCCTTTTTGGGTAAGCGTATCCAGTACGTAGGCCTCGTTTTCAAGGGCGCGCATGTACCGGGTGGTAGGGTCATCCGTATAAGGGATTTTAAGGACGCGTTGTTTTTTCTGTTGGTCTTTGAAAACGACACGACCAAAGGCACCCTGTTTTTGCATTTCTTTTGTTACTTTAAAACTTTCAAAATAAATTAAAAAAAAAAAATTTGGCCTTCCCGGAAAGAGAATGGGGCAATTTCGCTTACGAGAGGAACCGTCGTCTCATTCTTTTCATAATATGGGTAAATGTACTTGACTACTTCTATTTTCCAGAGCCTTTTAAAAAAATAGGTATTGAAAAAAAAAACATGAAACTTTTATTACTCTCCATCGCATGTTCTACTGCCGAGGTCGTGACCCATCCTATCGATACGGTCAAAACAAGATTACAGATTGGTTCCCAAACCACAGTCCCTAACATCGTTTCCCACATTTTTAAAGAACATGGAATACAAGGTTTTTACAAAAGTTTACAACCCGCGTTATTCCGGCATTGGATATATTCCACCGGAAGGGTCACTATCTACGAGCGACTAAAAAAAGACGACGACGTTCTACACCAAAAAATACGGAACGGTTGCATCGCGGGTGGCGTGTCCCAATTCGTGGCGTCCCCCATGGACCTGGTAAAAATTCGTCTCCAGGGAAATCCTTCCTTGAACCTATTCCGTGTCCTCCAAGACATTTATCAACAAGAAGGGATGATGGGTTTCTATAAGGGGTGGCAACCCAACGTAGGGAGGGCGGCGTTGGTCAATATTGGTGAATTGGTGGCGTATGATAGCAGTAAAAAATACTGTCTTCAGCACGGGATGAAAGACCAGATGAGCACCCATTTTTTGTGCTCCGTGTACTCTGGATTATGCTCCACGCTCTTAAGCACACCGGCGGATGTCATCAAATCGAATTTTATGAATCATCACGAAAAGTATAACCATAGTTTAATAAAGTGTATTTACACGCTCTACCAACAACACGGCCTTTTCTATTTTTGGAGAGGGTCTCTTTTGAACTGGGTCCGGTTGGGTCCATGGCAAATGGTGTTTTGGGTCACCTATGAGAATTTAGCCATCTTGACGGGTAATAAAACGTTTTAATACACTTTAAACATTACATACCATGAACGAGTTACAAGGTAGAGTATATTCATCCTGATGACTATTTATTTTTTATCGTACGTCAATTCAAATCTTGTCGAATGGCGATGAACCGGCTCTCCTTGGGCTGCCCGCCGTCGGTCCACTCCCGGAACGAGAACTTGGCGAGCTTTCCGAGGGGAAATAGCGTCTTGTAGTGTTTGCGCTGTACATTGGAAAACCCGATACCCACGCGTATGACCACCCCGTTTTTTAGTTCTAGCATCAGACTCTTGAGGAGAGAGGGGTCTTTCTCGTTGAGGTGGTACCCGACAATCACCCCCTCGGCATCGTTCCGACCCTTGAGCTTGACGCGCTGGAACGACTGCTTCTCGGGAATATACAGGGAAGACGCCTTGGTAAGGACGAGGCCCTCTCCTTTCTCGTCAATCACCTTTCTATACAATTCATAAAGCATATCGACGCTCGTAATTTTTTTCTGGTGAACGAGACGGAGGGGACAGTCGGGAACGCCGAGGCACATGTCTTTTACCAATACCTGGAGCTTGGTGTACCGCGTCGAAAAAGGAACGTTGGAACCTGTCGGAATGTCAAAAATCATGAATCGGGCCTTGGCCCAGTCCGGACAATCCTTCTTTTTGAGGGAGGCGACGTTGGCGGCCTGTTTTCCCTCGATAATCAGTTCCCCGGCGAGGGGCACGCCCTTGGGTAGCATCGAGCGCCAAAACGCCGGGATGGGAAAGGTGTTTTTTCCGGTCTTGGTGGTCAGCGTTCCTCGACCGTCCCACACCGCCTGCCACCCGTCGTATTTCCTGGACGCGTAGTATCTTTCGTCCACGTACCGTTGAAGCATGGCGTGCTTGTTTTCCTGAACCTGCCTGGGACGGAGCTCCTTGTACTTCATGACGCCCTTGGAGATATCGTAGTGTTGCATCTCCTGCACCTTTTGCTCCACCTTGTCCAAGGACAAGACGACCGTGTCTGGCGAATTGGGCTTCGAAGGCTGTGGTAAGGGGACCACAGGTACTGGAACGTGTGCTACAGGAGAAACGAGAGGAACGGATATCGGTGGTAGGAGTACAGGCTTTTGTACTTTCTTTGAAGGAAGCGTTTTTTCTTTCGAGGGCGCCCACCGGTGAATCCCATTCTTGTTGGCCACGACGACATACAGTCGTCCATCCTTTCCCTCCTTGACCATACCGACCGGGCAGTTTGCAGCGGAATACGCCGGGGATTTTCGCGCAAGGTACTTGGCACCGGTTTCGGGTACACATGCGGTAGTAGGAGCATGAGGGGTATCCATGGGAGCAGGAGCAAGGAAAGCTGGTGGTGGTGCGTGTGCTAGTGTAGCCACGACTTTTTTCTCCTTGTTTTTTTTTAAAACCCACCGTCCCGTCGCCGGATTGCATTCGTACAGGGGGTCGCCGGCTTTTGCCGAGCGTGGAGGACATACTTTCATTCTTTGTTTTCTTGAATCCAAAAAAAATTTTTTTTTGGAAAATTGAAACACCGGTTTTAAAAACATACCTCCCTACCTAAACCGATACACCCTACAATATGCTGTTTCCTTTTCTGAAAGAATTAGACCGTGACCGATTCAACGACTTGCCATGGGTTCTTCAACAACAAATCGCCGATTTCCATCCCAACGTACCCCCTCTTCCCGACGAATTCTGGGAAATATTTCATGCTCATACTGCACTTCGATACTGTGAAACTTGTGGGCGATTCCTGCCAAAGTGGAACAACAAGATATACCGTTGCCTGTGCACCACCAAGTTTTACAACAAGAGGTACCATCCGTCAACGCGCAAATACGCCATGTATATGCGCCCTTTCCATGTGTTTCACAAGCCTAGCACCACGGACTGGGAATACCAAGTGATTTTTAACAATTCGCACGAATCGAGCGATGTGGTGGTTTCGTCCAACCAGCAAGAATACGTGTACAGCTTCCGAAAACTGTTGAGAAAAGACATGGTGCACATGTGGTTGCTTTTTTTGAGGTACGATTTTAACATGGAAAAGATTGTCTGGAAAAGCATGGAAAAAAGGCTCAATACCAACACGTGTCTACGTTCCTACCTCGACTGCTTCGGGTCTCGCTTTCTCGAGAAATACAACGTCGTCTTTCATAATACGTTTGGTCTACCAAGAACTCAAAATCGGGGGGTATGGTGTCCACAACCTCATCATTTCCGTAAAGTTCGCACATCCCTCGTTCTTTTTCCCGACTACTATACCGATGAAACGGATGAAACAACAGAATAAACATTAAACAAACAGGACAGGTTCCCCATGACGCACGCTCGTGCGGAGGACTGGTTCTAAAAAGTACTCGTTCCTCTCGTTCACATTATGGGAAAGCTCCGAAATCCTCGAGAAGAACGGTTTGAGCGTGCCCAGCGCCCATAGTATCTCACGCGCCTGGTAGGGGTCCCAGCTTCCGGTGCTGTAGGTACCCAGAAGAAGATGTCGCATCCCCGCGTACAGCCTTCCCGACACGCGACGTAGCTTGTCCTCGTCGTAGCTACTGCAGTAACTATCCAGGCATTGTTCCAGTTGTGTGGCAAGACGACGGTTTTCCACCCGCTGGAGCGCCACGTCCATGTCGTTGGTGATGTTGGTGGGGGTCGATTCCCGTAAGAAAATAATGTAGACGCGCAACAGGGCGGTCCATTGCTGCATGACGCCCGAATAGGAGCCCGCTCGGAGGCGGTGATCACCACAGACGAGGTCGAGTCCCATTTTTTTTTCCTGGAAACAAAAAAATCAAGAGGGTTCTTTATCGTGGTGAAAACAAAAAATCTTTTCTTTTGTTTGTAGGATGGTTACGTTGTACACCAAAAAAATCCACGGAAACCCTCACTTTTTTTGGTGATACCCACCTTAAAGCAAAACAAAACAAGAGTACAAAAATACATGTTTTCCGTTCCACACACCACGACCAAAGAGGTGATGAACCGCCTCCTCGACATCAAGAACCATCCCAAGTACGAAAACGTGAGCATAGAAACGTTTTTGGATTCGACCCATTTTACCCACCGACGGTACCATTTTACGTACACCAAAGACGCATTCCGGTGGATACCGTCCTTCTTGTTACCAGAAGGTTTCCGTCGCATCCAGAACGATAGTTATTTCGATTACGACAAGAGCGAGGTGCGTTTCTGTGTCCAGCCGTCGAAAGAAAAATACTACCGCGTCGAGGGACGCGTGGTGCTAGAGCAACAGGACAAGGAGGTGGATATACATGTCCACATCGATTCGGCGGAATTCCAATACACACCACGTTGGCTCCAAGACCGTGTGTCTAAATTCATCGTGCAGCAGATTGTCCAGGACCTGGAATCGATGGCAATGAAAGACTAATTGCTGTCAACAGATCTCTTTTAAAAAAAAATACGAATGTTTGGTAACGATAAAGAAAAATAAATGAACATTATTCAGACGTATAAAACGCGCCATGTACCCTCAAGTCTTCGTAAACTTTCCGAAACGGTACAACGTCTCCACCCCTCTTGGAATTACATGTTCTTTACGGACGAGGATATTGTGAGATTTTTTCATGAAAAAGTACCGCACCTGCAACCAACATTCAAGGGCCTTGGACTGAAAATACAACAGCTCGACTTTTTTCGCTATGCCGCGGTGCACTATTACGGCGGATTGTATCTCGATATGGATATGGACATGACAATGCCTTTTGACGGGTTGGATTGGACCACGTGTTATTTTCCTCTGGAAGCGGAGAAGAACAGCGACCCGGTGTTGCAGAAACAAGACATTCGTTTCTTGGTCGGTAACTATGCCTTTTACGCACCCAAAGGACATGCATTTCTAGAGGCCTTGATGGGGAATGTTGCGGTACAGCGAATCTCTGACCAGGACATTGAGGAAGCCCAATCGAAAAGGGTGGACAAGTCGGATGTCTACGTGTTTTTCACGACGGGACCGGTCATGGTCACACAAACCTATGCGGATGTTCGGAAACAAGAGAAACAAGAGAACGGGGGTGTGGAATTACTCTCTCCCGACCCTTTTGTATGCGGTCGGTTTGGAAAGTACGGCCGACACCTCATGTACGGTTCGTGGAAAAAAAAAGTCCTCACTAAATTTTAATGTGTTGGTAGTTTTTGTAGTTTTGGTATCGTATTGTAGCCTGTATTCATGTGGACATCAAGAGCAGAGGTCTTTCTCGACTTGTGCGATAATTTGATGCAAGGACGTGGCGTTCTTATGATGAGGTGTGTATCGCACCACCACGTGTTCCCATGTATTATCCATTATATGGGAGTGGTGGATATCACTGCTGATGAAAAGTAATTTGCACGTTTTATTATATTTTTCTGAAATGACTCGAATAAAGTCGTTCCATACGCCGATATCTTCCTCTTCACGTTCAAAGATAGCATCGTAGTATTGGGGGGGATTCAAGCCTTCTTTTAAATTGTCGTTAATCCGTACAAACAGGATAGGAGGAGATTCCGTGACATTGGTGAGAACGCGATTCAGGCGATCAAAACGCCTCTGATATTTAGAGAGTACATTGTTTTTTTCAAGAGGAAAATTAGAAAAGTCATGCAACATGATGGCTTTTTTATTTTTTTCCAATAAGAGGGTTTGGTTGTAAACATACTCATCGTTAAACTCAAAGAAATGGTGAAATGTATTGAATGACTGAAGGATAAACGATGGAGACGTGATGAGCCAATCATATGGGAAAGAAGGCTGATCAAACATTCTTATCGCTTCGGCTAGATCACAACCTCCCACACCACCAAGACTTATTTTTGTCATCCTACTCACAAAAGTCATTCGTTGAATGTCTTCTATATACAGGTAAGAAAAAAAAAATGAGCCTTCTCCTCACCCGGTAATACAAATAATAACAAAAAAAATATGGAAGAAGACGAGCTCTTGACCGACATCGTGGAAAAGAGCCATGCACTCCACCAACTTGTCATAGACCAGGAAAAGCTTGACGTCGTAGGGAAACTCAACACGCCGTTCCCCACGCTGTTTCACCACATGATGGAGGTGACCGAAGGAGTCGACAGACTCAAGAAAAAATACAAACTCTCCCAGCTCTTATGCGATGAGGTCCAGCCGGACAATCCCGTACGGATGACACGGTCCGAGTACAAGCTCTTCCGTGCCCTCCGTGTGCTCCCCGAGTACAAACACGTCATGAAACCCTTGGAGGACGAGGTGAAAGAGCGCCTACACTCCAAAACCATCACAGAACGCAGACGCAACGAGACGAGGGACAACGTTCGTGTGGCATGCCTCGAAAAGATGTTTGGCATCTAAACATTTTATTATTTCTACAAAAATAAAATGGAAAGAATAAAGTTTGTGGTCCATATGACCACGTTTCCGCCGAGGTACAACTCTTTAACCGACGTCCTGCGTTCATGGCACCATCAGCGTGCACCGGTTGAAAAAGTCGTCGTCACGGTGTGCACAACGGACCCGCGTCACACAGGCATGGAAACCCTTGAATCGTACACCTCTACGTTTCCCAAGACGATATTCCAGACGATGGAGACGCGTGACTACGGTGCCCATAAAAAGATTCTGGGCGCGCTCCTCTACTACGAATCGTTGCAAGAAAAAGACGATAATGTGTATATCATTATCTGTGACGATGACGTTTCGTACGACCCCGGGGTCGTAGGCTCGTATCTCGAGATGATTGAAACCGACGGGTCGTGCGCCTATACCCATTACGAACCCAGTCAGCGCATTCCTCCCATGAATCACGTCCAGGGCGCCGACACGTATTTGTTGCCGCCCTCATTTTTGAAAAGAACGTCGTTCCAGGAATACAAGAATTTTGTTGATCACGTCCTGGAAGAATGTCCCGACGCGTTTTTCCAGGACGACTACGTCATTTCGTTCTTCTTGCATAGCTACTGTCAAATACCGGTGCGGACCGTACTTCATCCTCTCCGTTACAAAACAGCGCATTTCATCGAGGAGATGCACCGCCATCCCAAACGGCACGAAAGGGAACAAAATACGATTTCCTACTTGAAATCTCTCCTGTCTTGATGCCATTATCAGAGAAAGAAAAAAATGTTTTCTTGGCCTACTAGTAGAAGTAGAGAGGTATAACAATGGCTACCTCACCACTCGTCTTTACGTACAATAATCCTGGAACCAACGTACTGAACCACTACCTTGTGAACCAACCCTCCAGTCCACTTGCCGGTAATTCTACCGTGGAATTGTATACCGTTCAATCTTCTTCCATCAATCTACAGGGAGTGACATTGACCGTTCAATTTTACGATACGATAGTGGCACCGGCTACGCCGGACCAAAAAACAAGTCTTCTTGTAGAGACGGCTACGATTATCGCCAGTACCGCCACCGATACGTTGGGAACACTGTCGTATGGTCTTCAGTTGCAGAATCCAGTACCTGGAACAGACCCCCTTCCCGTTTATTAATAGATTTAGAATCGCAAAACTTTCGTCCAGTGTGAATGCCGCGTCGGGCATCTTTGCAAGCTATTTGTTTGGAAATGTGATCATTCAGTACGGTATAACGACCGGGAGCGTCGTCTATTTTTTAGTGGAATGAAGTAAAAGAGGCTCCAGGACGGTTTTTTGAACGTCTTTGGTGTCATGACACGAAAACAGGTTTTGGAGCACGGTGTCCGTAAAGGCCACCCGTTCTTGTAACGACCGAAATGTTTCCCAACGCCTTTTTATCGAATGGTCATGTCGAACAAGAAGTTGAATAAATTCCGATTCGGTCATGCGTCCTTCCAAAAACTCGACGCGCAACGCCATGTTGGCCGTCAGCGGTTCCTGGAAAAGGGACCTCCGAAGGGGAGGCAACTTGTTCCGTCGGATATTTTCAGTCTCCCGGAATATGCGCATGACCGCGTCCATGGCCGTTTCTGCCAACAACGGATGTTGCTGGAAAAAAATGTGGAGCACGTGCTCCGAAAGCACATGGGTTGTCGGTTTCATGCTCTCCACTGGAGATTCAAAGGAATCTAGATGGGGGTTGTGTATTTTCGACGAGGGCAAGACCTTGAGAGACGTCCAATCAAACGCGGTATGGCACCGGGTGCACCACATCTGGTCACAACCCTCGGATTTCTGAATGGGTACGCGACACCCGGGACACGGCTTGGATTCCTTCATGACCACCATGATAGATGCGAGGCGGTCCGGGTCACAAGAATGGACCACCCTCGTTGCATGTTTGTTGATGGGACTTTGGCAGTCCTTGCAATAGGCATTGCCACAGCACGTGCATTCATAGTCTTGCAGGGTGAGGAAACCTAAACACGATTCGTCGGGGCACGGGTGGTCTACTCGGCTCTTGTCGGAAAGGACATGGTGAGGTGCCTCTTCTAAAAACAAAAGGTCCCTGGACGCGTCATGGATAGACGCAACCACTTTTTCCAGACGACGCAGGAGGTCCTTGCGCTCCTTTCGAAGCGTTTCCAAAAGATTGGTCTTCTGCAAACGCTCCACACGGTTTCTTTCAAGGAGACGGCGTGTGTCCTCCATGAGCGATTTTTCGCGTCGTAGGAGGTCGAGTTCAAGATGGGTCCGTTCTTGCTTTTTGCGAAAAGAATTTCCAAGCACCAAATCGACAACTTTTGAATTCCATGGGTGGTGGCAATGCATACAATCCCATGGAAAGACGGTTTCGAGGTATTTTTTCGTGCATTCGGTACATGCCTCCTTTGAGCAAAAGGGACACGTTACCAATTTTTTTTTAGTGGTGGTTGAAAAACAAATACCGCATTCCCTATCCATTCTTTTTTTTTTATATGAAAAACAAAAGCCTAAATCGGAAAAAAAATACAAAAAAAAATAATGTTACCATGAATAGAGTAAAAAAAAAAAATAGTTAGACAATGCGGTGGTGGTGGATAGTTTCCCTCGTCATGTCCGTGGTGGTGCCTTACGTTGTGGGTCATCGCCACATCCAGCTCCAAGAGCATGAGTTTGTCAATATCCTTGGTCCCATCACGTCGAGTTCGGTGGACGCGGTTCTTTATGAGCTGAATCATCCCCGAACGCTGGAATCCATGAACCAGACACAGTCCATTACGTTGTTCATCAACAGCCCGGGGGGTTCGGTCCATGCGGGTTCCCATCTCTTGCAATACATGAGGGCGCTCCAGGAACAGGATATTACGGTCCGGTGTATCGCGGAGAATTTTATGAGCATGGCGTTTATCCTCTTTCAGGCCTGTGATGAACGGCTTGTCCTACCCCACTCTATCGGGATGCAGCACCAGATGAGTTTTGCGCTTCGGGGGGAGATTGAGAGCATGAGAACATCGTTCGAGATGCACGACGCCGTCAACAATAAGCTCATCGACATGGAGGTGGAGCGTATCGGGATTTCGAGAGAGGCATATGACCAGAAAATCGCACACGACTGGTGGATTGTGGGTCATGATAATGTGGAGGAAAATACGGCCGATGAGGTGGTGGTCTACACGTGTTCCCCCGACCTATACGACAAGATACAGCTTCGCGTGGAAAAAAGGGGTCCCTACACATTTTGGGTGCACTTTCACAAATGTCCGCTCTACAAGAACGTCGAGGTAACCGAGTCCCAGTTTTCCGACTGGTACGACGTCCAACAGTACCGAGAGAAAGCGTCGGAATGGGATTGGGACTCGAGGGATTAGGAAACAAATAAATTTTTTTTACAAGGATAAAAAAAATATGGAAATCCGGTATGGGAATCAACCTCCACTGCGTAATGGTGTATTCATGACCCCTCAAGATACCGCCTCACCTCCTACGCTTCGCTTCTGCTACCGACCCGATACATGGTATACCCTCCTACTGTTTGACCCCGATGCGGTGGGAGGAAACAAGATTCACGCCATGGTGACCAATATTTCGTGCATCGGTGGAGATTCTTGTGAGGGCGACACGGTCCTTGGGTACAAAGGCCCTCATCCCCCGAAAGGTTCCGGAAGACACCGGTACCGCTTCTGGCTTTTGGAACAAGGAGACTCTATAAATACAAAAATACATGTAAAGACACGTTTCATGCCGGTCGACGAGGTTTTGGAAAGGTGTGGGACCACCTTTACCAAAGTGGACGAAACGTATTTTTTGTCCTCGTGGTCGTCATTCGTTACAAAGACGGAAGCATCGTCTCCAATTCGTGCAACAGGTTATCCTGGCGTGTAAACAGATTCCAAAGCTTTTCTTGGTTCTGACGAAGCTCCTCAATGGCAAGACGGGGACTCCGACGCCTCTTGTTGGAATGGGATTCTTGCAAGGTGACCTCTTGCAACGCGACTTTGGCCTTGGGTTCCTTGACATGTCTTCCGTGCTCATTTTCTACTTTTTGAGGACACGGTACACAGCCACGCTGTATATGGTCGTTCCAGCATTTTCCCTCTTTTTTGTAGATTTTATGACAATGAGGGCACTCGACCATATTTTTTTGTTGTCAAGAGTCGCCGTGGAGAAATAAAACATCATTTTTTTTTTTGGTTTAAAAAAAAATGACGTTACTATCACTACATCATCTTCAAAACCGAAGCAATTCAGCAAATTTAGTGGCAGACATTGGTGTCATTGTACTGGAAAAATTGGAAAAGAATGCGGAACGTATTGAAAAAGTAATGGATAAAGTTCCCGGTGGTCGATGGCTAAAAAGAATCACCGCTGCTCTTCCTGGTGTAGATGAGATCACCTTTGCTTTATCTATCGCCGCGGACATTTCAGGTATCGTGGCCGGAGCGTCAACCATCGGAGTTGGAATGAAAAGTCATTCGGTCGCAGATGAACTAGTCGGCATTGGACAAATTTTTACAGGGGGTATGGATATAGGTGGATTGTCGGCAAAAAAGCTTCCCGGAATATTGGGAAAGTCGAAAGATGTCTCTTCGGAAATAAGAGACTCGGACAGTTTTGACGAATCATCTATCACGTCCGTCAGAAAATCGAATGCCTACGAACCACCTTCTATGAAAACAAATGTGGTGCAAAATGAGGGGAGTTCGTATAATATGTTCCCGCAACGACAAAGCGAGATGGAGGATAGCAAAACAACGAAATTATTGGAAAAACCTTCTCCATCCTCCACACCACTCTATATGAAACCCATGATAGGGATACAAAAAAGTTGGAAAGCCTTTCAAGGCTTTTCATTACCCGATAAAATTCTAGCTATAAAAGCAACCGTTGATATTGGGTTAGGTGTAGATATGGTCGGTACGAGTTTATATGATAAACTTGGCCCGAAAACAACAACATGGGAGGGTGTTGGTATAAGTTCAGCGGTCGGTGCGATAGGAGTATGGGAATCGCTTACGACAGCATCGATGTAATTTTTACAAGTATTATCCACCATTTTGGTATTCCTTGCAGTCACGTCGAATACGCGCCATCGCGGCCGGTTGCGTTGGCACCACCGGTTTGTTCTTACGGAGATTCACATTATTGTGAAGGTCGATGAGCCACGCGCTCAACTTGTTTCGTGACGACAAATGAGGACCCACGGGATGGGCTTTGGTCCACGCCTTGTATTCGGCCCTGCAGAGCTTGCAGGGAAGAATATTTCCCAACGAATCAAAAAAGGTTCGGTAGTGTGCCTTTTCCTCCTTGGTAGGATTTCTGGGGTAGGTCAAGGACACGCAGTGCAGAAAGACCCACGCGGGCGGGCCCCACGACGCGGGATTGGCAAAGATGTTATTGTTGGTTTTGCTCATAAATATATTTTTTCTAATAAATATGTCGGAA